GCCCTCGAGCTCGCGGCGCAGGTTGCGCTTGACCTCGAGCGCCAGCTTCGGATCCACCGTGGCGTTGTCGAAGACGACACGGTCCAGGGCCTTGCGCTCGTCGAGCAGGGCCTGGATGGCGACGTCCTTCGGGCCTTCGACGCGCTGGACGATGGGGCGGCCCTTCGCGTCGAAGAGGCCCGTCGCGACCTCCTCGGGCGGGCGCAGGCCGAGGGAAGCCTTGATGTCGGCGCCGAGCGAGCGCACCGACGTGCCCGCGCGCTTGGTCGCCCCGGCGTCCTCGAGCGGCTTGGCGACGCGGGCGATCGCGTCGTCGATGGCTTTCGCGCTCACGCGCGCGGGGCTGGCCTCGGTCATGTCGCCGAGGGCCTTGCCGATGGCCGCTCGCTCGGCCTCGATGCGCGGCACCATGTCCTCGGGCGTGCCGTGTCGCAGGGCGTTGATGACGCCGCCCTCTGGGTCGATGACCTTCTTTCGGAGCAGCCACTCCCCGACGTCCTCGACGCCGTTCTTGAGGTACGCCTCGGCGCGTTTCGTGAATTGCGTCGGCGTGAAGCCCTTGCCGGAAGCAAGAGACTTCCACGCCTCGCGGAACGCCCATCGCTTCTGTTCCTCGGGCGTCTTGGCCTTCTCGACGGCCGCGAACAGCGAGCGCTCCTCCTGCGCGAGGTTCGTGCCCGTGGCCTCGGCGAGGCCCTGCGCGGTCTTGGTGGCCTCCCGCTGCGTTGCTGCCACCTCGTCGGCGACGGCGTTCTTGGCGCCCGCGACGGCCCGCTTGGCCTCCGTCTCGGCCGCCTGCACGCCCTCGGCGACCGCCGCGCGAGCCTCGCCCGTGGCCGCGTCGGCCGCGACGGCGGCGCCCGAGGCGAGCTTGGATGGCTTGGACAGCGCCCGGCCGATGGCGCCAGTGGTCGCCAGCGCGCCCGACTTGGCGAGGCTGCCCGCGCCACCGAGGACCGCGCCGCCGACGCCGCCGAACAGGATGCCCGAGCCTGTCGCCGCGAAGAGCTTGTCGGAGTTCAGCTCGTGGTCGCCGAGCAGGTCGGCGCTCGCGCTCGACGCCGCGCCGTACAGAGCGCCCTCGATCGCGCCGCGCGCCCCAAGGCCACCGGCGGTCGCCGCAGCGCGACCGAGGACACCTTCGCCGGCCAGCTTGCCGATGGCGCCCGCCGCGCCGCGCTCGACGAGCCCGCCGGCCTCGGAGATGGCGACGCCCGGGATGGCCTTCGTCAGCGCGCCGCCGCCCCTCGGGCCGCCCGCCACGGCGCCGCCGAGGAAGCCCGCCGTCTGCCCGGCGATGTTGTAGCCGCGATGCGCCTCGGAGGCGTCCTCGGCGAGCTTGCCGTACGCGGTGGCCGCCTTGTCTCCAGCGACGGCGCGCACGAGTTCCTTCTCGCCGAGGCTCGCGACGCCGCCGGTGAACGCCTCGCTGACGCCTTGCTTGTACGCCTCGGCCTCGGGCGGGAGCATGGCGCCGGGCTGGACAATGCCGGCCCATTGCGCGCCCGCGTAGAGCCCCGCCGGCACGGGGCCGAGGTAGCTCGCCGCCTTGCCGACCGTCGCCGCGGTGCCTTGCTTGGCGTACTGCTCGGCCAGATCGCGTTCCTTGACCTCGGCGCGCGAAAGCACCTTGCCGCCCGCGCGGACCACGGCCTCGGCGTCGGCCGCGTCGACCGTGCCGAACTGCCCGTCAGGGCTGAGGACCGCGACGCGCTCGGACATCGCTTACTTCTTCCCGTGCGGGGTGAAGGACCCGGGCATCTGCCCCTTCGCCGAGCCTGGCGCGTCGGGGTACGTCTTGACCATGTTGCGGATCGAGCGCTGCGACTTCTCGTTGATGCGGTCCAGGCGCGCCTCGACGCCGGGCGTCACGCTGAACAGGTCCGCGGTGCCTTCCATCGCGAGCGTGTAGTCGTCCTTCGACAGCGCCCCGAGCTCTGCCCAATTCTTGTAGGCGACCTTGAGGTCCGCTTGGATCTGCTCGAGGCGAGCCCGCTTGTCCGGGGTCGCGCGCCACGCGCTGTCACTGCGGATCGCCTTCGCCTCGGCAACGAGCGCCGCCGTCTCGTTCGCCGCCGCCGAGGTCTTGCGCAGCTTGTCGGCCTCGGCGCTGGACGGCGCCCGAACGGTGTCACCGTTGGGCAGCTGCACCATCAGCGGGCGCTCGTCCTTCGCCTGGTCGGCCTGCGCCTTCGCGCCCTCGACGATCACCTTGCTCGCGGTCTCTCCCGCGAGTTGGTTCGCCTTGTCCTCGTTGGTCATGGCGCGGTCGTCGGCCTTCGCCTGCATCGTCTTGACCTCGGCCTGCGTGTACGGGAGGCCCGTGCGCGCATCGATGTACTGCGGGCCGACCTGGACCTGGCGCGGGGCCGTGTAGGCCACGCCCTGCGCGATCTGCTGCATGCGCTCGTCAGCAAGCTGCGCGCTCGCAAGCGTGGCGCGGTTCTGCGCGTCGGTACCCTTCCAAAGCGCCGACTGCTTGGCCAGCTGCGCGTTGATGTAGTCGAGCGACGCCGCGCGGGCAGCGGCTCGGGCCGCGTCGAGGTTCTGGTACTTCTGCATCGCGAGACTGAACGCCGTTTGCTTGGCGCTCGTCTGGTCGCGCGCGGCCATGTAGGCGAACTCCTGCGCCTTCAAGTCCTGGTCGGCGATGCGCTTGATCGCCTCGGCGCCCGTGTTCTTGGCGCCCTTCGCCTCGGCGAGCCCGCCGACGAGCAGGCCGACCATCATGGCGAGCTTCGAGCCGGTGTTGGCGTTGGCGAAGAAGCGCGTCGGGTCGAGCGTGCCCGCCTCGCCCATGGCGCGCGCGCTCTGGTCGAAGTCGGCCTGGCGCTGCGCCATCTCCTCGGCGCGCTGCGCCGCGGTGTAGTTCGCGGCGTCTTCCTGGATGCCTGCGCGGCGCTCTTGCTCGAGCGCGACGGCGTAGTCGCCCGCGGCGGTCTGCTGCGCGCGTTCGCTCACGGCCTGCACCGCGGCATCCATGGCCTGGTTGCGCTCGCCCTGCGCCGCGAGCAGCTGCGGGCCGCGGAGCTCCGTTTCCTTGCCCGGCACGTTGACGACGCCTCCGGCTGCGATCTGCCGGATGTACGGCATGGGGCCCTGCGGAGGCGGAGGCACCAGCGGCGCGGACGGGGCGCCCGGCGCAGGAGGCGGCGCAGGGGGTCCGTACACGGCGGGCGGGCGGTCGACGACCGGAGACGGCGCACCGCCCGCACCGGCGAATCCGAACATCGGCCCCATCGGGGCCGGCGCCATCGGAGGCGCAGGCGCCGCCGTGCTCATGTTCGCCTCGGGCGCAGGCGCAGCGGACATGATGCCGGCGAGATACCCCGGCGAAGGCCCCTGGCCGTTCACTTGCGCCCCCTGCCGAGCCGCGCGGCCATCAGACTGCGAAGCTCGTCCACCTGCCCCTGGAGGCTCGCGACGCCGCCCGCGGTGACCTTCTGGAGCTTGTCGCGGTCCAGCGCGAGCATGCCCGTCTGCGGGTCCTTCTCGACCGCGGTGGCGGTGACGGGGTTCTGCGCCATCGTCTGCGCCATCGGCCCGACGTTGACCTCGCCGGGCGCCTGTCCCGTCTTGGCGGCGAACTCGGGCTTGTAGGTGTAGGGCGACGCCGCGAGCGCGCGGTTGGCCGCCGGCATCGGGTCGGCGCGGCGCGCACTGAACGCGATGGCCTTCTCTTCGTTCGCCGGCCTCGGGTCGGGCCGCTCGAACGGCTGCGAACTCGTGAGCGGCTGGTTGGGGTTCTCCGGGGCCGGCTTGAAGTCCTCGACGGTGTACCGCGCGCCCTCGGGGCTCTTGCGCCCGCCGGCCGTCATGTACTCGGGCATCTCGGGCTGGCCCGCGGGGTTGTCGCGGTTCATCTCGCGCTGGACGCCGGCCATGAACGCCGCGCGCAGCTTCGTGCGGTCGTCGGAGTACATCGGCGGCTGGCCGAAGACGCGCCCGAGGTTCATCATGCCCTGACCGAGGATCTGCCCCTTGCTCGGCTCGTACGGCTCCGGGGCAGGCCTCGCGCCCGGCAGGGCCGCCGGCTGCGCCATGCCGAGGCGGCGGGCAAGCAGCGGCTGCTGGCGCTTCTCCTTGTCCGTCAGCTTGGCGCCCGCGCGTTGCTTAGCCGCGATGAGCCCCGCGTCTTCCTGGTCGCGCCGGTCTAGCGCGTCCATGCCCGCCACCGCGAGCGGCTGCATGACGTGACCCTCGGGCTTGGCGGGCTCGGCCTTGCCGGCCTGCATGTCATCGAGCGCCCGGCTTGCGGCGATGACATCGTTGGAGTAGTCGGGCGCCGCTGGCACCTCGGCCGCGGGGCTCGTGCCGGGGTCGGCCGCCTGCGCCTTGGTGAGCCACCCAGGAGGCGCCGGCTGCTTGGCTCGCATGTCGCTCATCATGGCGGCGGTACCGAACACCGTCGCGCCGGCCTGGAGCGCCTGCCCAGTCTTCGCGTCGTCCGCGGCCTTGCGCCTTGCAACCATGTCCGCGTAGTTCGCTGCGCCCGCCGCCTGGTCGCGCGCCTCGCCCGTCTGCGCCGCGAGCTGGTCGCCCTGCACGCCGCGCTCGTGGCCGGTCATCGCCGACGTGAAGGCGTCGTTCTGCGCGCGCTGCTGCGCGTTGAGCTGCGCCTGGAACTGCGCGCTCTGCGCGTCCTGGCCTCGCAGGTTGCCGTAGGCACTGAACGCCGCCTGCTCGGCCTGCTGGCGCTCCTGCATGGCGTTGATCTGCGCCGCGTTGCTGATGTTCGACTGCGCCGCGCTCGTGTTGAGCGCCGCGTTCTGCTGCGCCAGCGCCAGCGCCGCCGGCCCGCGCGCGCTCGCTGCCGCGCTCGACTGCTCGGCCGCCGCCTGCTGCATGTTCCGGTCGGCCATCGCCTGCGCGATGCTCGGCGTCTCGCCCCGCGCCCGCTTTGCCATCAGGTCGGCCATGCTCATGGCCTGCCCGCGCGTCTGGTCGCTCTGCGCCGTGTTGACGACCTCGCCCGTGCGCCCCTGCGCAGCGTTCGCCATGCCGGCGTAGCGGTTCGCCGCCTCGTGCGCGCCGCCCGCCCAGCCGCCGTACTGGTAGTGGGCGTCCTGGCCGTAGCCCGTCATCGCGTTGGCCGTCGTCGCCGCCTCGGTCGCCGTGTTGCCGACGAGGTTGGACATCGCCGGGTTGCCACCCAGCTTGGCCTTCATGGCTTCGATCTGCGCCTGCTGCTCGGGGCTCAAGGGAACTGCCATGCTCTTACCTCGCTGCGTTGGGCAGCTTGTGGGCCCCTGCTTGGGGCACGACCTCGAACGCCAAACCAACCCACGTGCCGCCCTGCCCGGTGCCCAGCGAGCCCGAACTCGGCGTCACGTCCTGAAGCTGCACGCGCACCGCCTCCCCGCGCGCGTCGTCGTGCATGCCGTGCTCCACCTGCATCGGCAGGCCGGCAGTGTTCAGGGCCAGCAGTTGCGCGGCGGTGAACGTGCGCGGCGTCTTGAACGTCGCCGAGTAGTCGTAGGCGAACGACATCTGGAGGTCGTGCGGCGTGTGGTACTCGCCGAGCAGCAGCGTGCTGTTCACGTGCTGATGGCCCTGGAGGCCCGAGGCCTTCACGCTCGGCGAGATGGCGCGCTTGGCGATGATGGTGCTGTCGGCGTGCAGATACTGCCGCGTCTCGGTCTGGACCTTGCCGCCGGCTTCGATCCAGCAGTAGCGCCACGCGCTGGCGTAGGCCATCCACGCGACGCACGCCGACTGCGAGGGCGTGTCCGCGTCGCCCGCCACGCTCTTGCGGCGGTCCGCGCTCACCCACTGCTTGGTCGTCAGGTCGAACACCAGCGTGCGCCCCGTGCCGCTGGCGATGCCGCTCGTCTCGGTGGACGCAAGCTCGAGGAGCACCGTGGCCGACTCGGGGTCGACGGTGGCGCTCGTGCAAATCGGGTAGGCCGCCGTCGTCGCCTGCACGGGCTGGCCGATCCACTCGACGGTTTGCGCGCGGGTGAGCAGCTCGATGCCGCGCTCGCTCTGGAAGAACACACCGAGCGCCGTCACGCAGACGCTGCGGGCGTCCACACAGCCGAGGTCGACGGCGAGCCGGCGCGGCAGGCCGAGCCCGCCCGCCTGCCCGTTGTCGCTCGGCGGCTCGCCCGTGATCGCGTAGACCTCGCGCCGCTTGAACGCGAACAGCGCCCCGTCCATCGACGCCATTGCGATGACGTCGCCGTCGCCGGGGATGGGCACCTGGAACACCGGCGAGAACCACGTTCCCTCGCCGCTGACGCTCTGACCGCTCCACCAGACGTTGGCACCCTCGGCGCCGCAGAGCATGCCGTTGTAGCTGACGATGGCCGAGAAGCCCGGAGGCGGTCGCTTGTCGAGCGACGTACCAAGCACGCCCGGCTGCTCGTAGAGCTTGGCGCCGTAGCCGGGGTCGGCGTAACTCCCCGTGTCAGCGAAGGTGATCGTGGCGCTCGTTGTGTCGTTGTCCGACGTGCCGAGGCGCTTGTATGGCGGGAGCGCGCCATCGTCGGTGCGGTAGAAGCCGACGCGGACGCGCTTGGTGCTCGCCACGCGCGACGAGATGGTCAGCGGCGTGGTGGTGACGGTGACGGTCTTGTTGGCGACAGCGCCCGTCGAAGCGCTCGGCTCCGAGATGCCCGAGATGTGCCAGTTGCCGTCGGCGTCGACCTCCTCGTAGGTCGTGATGTACTTGGCGCCCGTGACGAGCGTGAGGCCGGTTCCGCTCACGGCCGTCGTCGGCGTGTTGGGGCGGTAGAGGAACGCGGCCTCGGCCACGCGCGATCCGTCCGAGTACGTCGTCAGCCCGCCACCGAGGTACACCGAGTTTCCGACGTAGGCCGTCTGCCACCGCGAGCGCTCCGCGAAGTCGAGTTCGGCGAACGCCGCGCCGTCCGCCACGCCCGATCGGCGCACGTTGATCCCGCAGAGGTACGTGGACGTGCCCGAGGCCGCAAACTTGCCCTGCGAGTAGACGCCCGACGATGCGAGGCCCGGCGCGAACGCCGCCACCGGGCGCAGGTACGTTACGTCGTCGGTCCAGTCGCAGACGACCACGGTGAGCTGCGAGTTGGTGTCGTCGGCGCCGAAGAAGGCCGAGTAGTAGCGCCCGCCGCGATAGAACGGCTTGCGGCACATCTGCGCGGCATGCACGACCACCGGGCTGCCGTCCGTCGTCGCCGCGCCGCCGCTGATGGTGACGCCGCGCATGCGCGCTTGCAGGCGGCTGGACGCGGGCGTCTCGTTGGCCCACAAGCGCGCCTTGCTGGTCGTGGTGCTGTTCTGGGCGATCTTGATGTTCGTGGCCGTCAGGCCAAGACCCAGCGCCACGATGGTGCCCGTCGTCGCCAGAGTCGTCGCCAGGATGCCGCCGTGCAGCGCGCAGGCCTTGATGTCTGCGCCTTCGTTCCAGGCGCACCAAAGTTCTCCCGTGCTGATGCCGTCGATGGCGACCGCCGTGGGCGTCGTGCTCGACGTGTTGATGGTGGCCGTCTCCAGCACGCCGGTCTGACGAAACGTCTTGACCGTGACCTGACTCGTGCCCGCGCTCGTGTTGACGTAGATGAGCCCCGCGCGCCCGCTCATGCTGACCAGGGCGAAGCTCACCGCGGCACTCATGTCGGTCGCGAGCGAAGCGCCGAAGGCTACCCACCCCGCGTTGACGCCCGACGCGCTCGACGTGTCGAGGTACCAGGCGTCCAGCGTGCTCGCGGCGTTGTAGCGGACGAGGTAGACGTAGTTGCCCGACGACGCGAGCAGACCCGAGGAGACGCGGCCCGAGTTGCCGAGCACCTCGGGCGCGCGCACCAGGCCGCCCGACAGGTCGGTGACGGCGACCCATACCTGCCCCGTTACGAACGAGTACCAGGACAGCACCACCAGGCCGTTGAGCACCTCGATGTCATCGAGGTAGGCGTATGGCCCTCCGAGGCTCGGCGCGTCGATGAGCCGGGCGCCGGCCTCGGGCACGCGCCCCAGCGACTGCCACCGCAGCAGGTTGGGCGAGTAGGCCTCGAGGCTCGTCTCGGTGATGCGGCAGAGGGTGTCGCGGTCGGCGAACACCTTGCGGCCGACCGTGGGCTCCGAACCGTCGAGCCGCGTTGCCGTCAGCGCGGAGAAGCCGTAGCGCGTGCTGTAGCCGCCGCGCCGCGTCTGGCGCCCGTTCTCCAGCACCAGCCAGCCGGCGCCGGGCTCGACGACCTCGGCGCGCTGGCTCTCGTCGATGCCGGTCGCGAACGTGAACTGGAGCAGCGACGCGGGGGAGGCCATCAGGTAGCCGCCTCCACGCGGAACGAGGCGTAGCCGTTGCTCGCGCTCGTGACGTTCAAGACCAGCGTGTCATCGGTGGTGGACGTCGCCTCATATAGGCTCGTTACGTTGACGGTGGAGCCTACGAGGTACCACCGCACGCGCCCGCCGAGGTTGTGCTGGAGCGACACGTCCGCGCCGCTGGACGACACCGCGACGTCCTCGAAGTCCACGCGCGTGGGCGCGAACCTTCGGTGTCCCGCGGCGACGTCGGCGAGCAGCTTGCCGAGCAGCCGGGCGACCTTCGCGGGGTCGGCGACGTCCTCGACGGTGACCACCTCGTCGGGCTCGGCGCGGCCGTCGAGCTGCCGCACGGTGCCGGCGCTGTCGATGCGCGCTGCGGTCATCGCCAGCGCCTCCCGCGGCGGCCCCAGCGGTTCGCGAAGCTCTCGTCCACGATGCGGCTCGGGCTGTTCTTGTCGCGCCCGCGCGCCGCCTGCTCGGCCTCGCGCCGGAACTCCGCAATGAGCTGGTTGCACATGCCTACGAGGTCGGTGTTCTTGTCGCGCACCGCCACGAAGCGGGCGGCGTACGCGATGAGGTAGTCGTCGAGCCGGTTGATCGTGTCGTACGTCTGCGCGCCGCTCGTCAGCTGCGAGGGCGTCGGCACGTACCACAGGACCGAGGTGTAGACGCCCGTGGGCGTCGGCAGATACTCGATGTTCGCGCCGCGCAGGCGGTAGGCCAGCGGCACGCCGACGCTCGCCGAGGTGGGCGAGGTGAGCGCCGCGCGCTCGTGCATCTCGTAGGCCGTCAGCCACGTCTTGAAGCCGTTGGCCGACAGGTCCACCGAGATGAGGTGGTCGAAGTCAGCCGGCAGCGCGTAGGTCGCGGTGCTGGCTGACGTGGTGATGGTGGTCGACGAAAGGACGCGCTCGTCGGGCAGCTGCTCCGTCAGGATGCGGTGCAGCGACCCGAAGGCGCGGTTGAGGTAGTCGTAGAGGTCGGTGTCGGGATGGCGCTCGAGCGCGTTCGTTCCGCCGATGTCGGCGAAGCGTCGCACGTTGGCCGTCAGCTGCGTGAGCGTCTGGGTGAGCGCCATCCCGTTACCTCACTCCTCGCCCATGCAGGACATCACCGCGTCGAAGGCGGCAGACCAGTCGCCGTCTTTCGCCGCGCTGACGAACAGCTTGCGAGCCTCGTCGTGGTTGCCCTCGGACACGTCGTCCGCGTCGTCGGGCTCGGGCCCGCCAGCCGGAGCTGGCGAACCCTTGCCCTTCTTCGGAGCGAGCGCCATCAGCAGCGCCTTCACGGTCAGCCCGTGAACGCGTCGTTGAGGACGTCGCAGGAGACGCCGATGGTGATGTACGCGATGTCTCCCGACGCGGGCTCGGTGACGGTGCCGGCGCTGTTGGTGTCCAGCGACTTCAGCGTCAGCACGCCCGTGGTCGTGAGCGTCGAGATGTCCGTCAGCACGAACGCGAGCGGGGCGGTGCCCGACGCGCACTTGCTGCCGACGTGGAACGACGTGATCTCCGCGTACGGCTTGGGCAGCGTGATAGTCCACGTGCCCGTGGTGCTCTTGGCGATCGTCGCGTCCTTCGAGCGGTACGTCACTGCGGACGAACTGCCGAAGGTCGCGCGGATCTTGAAGACGTGCTCGCCGTACACGTTCGTGTACGCCTTGCCGTCCATGAGCGGCTCGTAGGCCATGGCTCAGACCTCCTCGACGTCGGCCACGATGTGGCCCACGTCGATGACCTTGCCGGAGCCGTACTTCAGCACCTTGTAGGTCAGAGCGTCGCCGGCCGCGAGCGTGGCGTCCGAGTTGGAGACCACGGAGAAGGCCGCGGGCGCCCACTGCGTGATCGCGCCCTGCGCGCTCGTGTGCGTGTTGTACGTCGCCACCGTCGTCGCCGCGCCGCCCGCCGTGCGCTTGGCCACGGTGATGACGGCGTAGTCGGTGGAGTCGTTCGCGACGTTGGTGCCCGTCAAGTACTTGACGTAGTTGACGACGGCCTTGCGGGGCGACCACGCGAGTCCGACCTCGGCCACGTTCGTGGCCGCGTTCTCGGTGCCGTGCTTGTAGGCCGAGAGCACGCGCGAGTGCACCGCCGCGATGGCCGCGACGGCGTTGTTCGCCGACACGACCGAGTTGGCCGCGCCCGCCTGCATCTGCTTGTAGAGGGTCCTATCCGTTGCCATTTCTCAGGTCTCCTTGGTTCAGGCGGTGGCGACGCGGACGTTGGCCCACGGGTCCGAGCAGTAGAGGGCGATGTCTCCGACGAGACGGACCTCGCGAGCGTCCGCAGAGTCTTCGAGCATCGGGTTCTCGGGCGTAGCGTCGTCGTCCCAGTGCAGGAGGTCGCCGCAGCTCGCGAGCGTGAAGGTGTCGACGTTGAGCAGGCGCTCGACGCCGGCCGGCGCCCACGGGTCCGCCACCACCTCGATGGGGCCGCCCGCGCCGATCAGCTTGATGGCCTCGTAGTCGACGCCGACGCTGATGCTGCCCATGGGGCTGCTCGGCGCCTTCGTCATCATGAGCGCGTTGGCGCCCGCGAGCTCGTGGTACAGGTTGACCCACGCCGCCGTCGACATGACGTAGATCAGGCGGCCATCGCTGGCGCCCGTGTCGGCCTGCATCTGCGACGCGGCCATGATGCGCTGGCGCGGGCTCATGGTCGTGGCGCTGAGGCAGCTGCCGGCGAGCTGGTTGGGGGCGTTGTTGCGGTTGACGCCGAGGTACGTGCCCGGCGAGCCGGAGTGGCTCGGCAGGATCGCCTCGAGGCCGTTGAGGACGCCGTCGCCGCCGCCGCCCGTGCCGACGAGGCCGGCGCGGAACAGGTAGCTCGTCGTGGTGATGCCCGAGATGGCGCCGGACCACGTGGTCTCGTTGATCGTGATCGTCGGCGCGGTGGACGTGCCGCCGACCGAAGCCACGGTCACGTAGCCGTTGAGGACCGAGCCGCTGGTGCCGTCCGCGGTGGACGCCCAGAGGGTCATCCCCTTGACGATGCGGCGCGCGTCGGCGCCCGCGTCGAGGGTGATGGTCTGGCTGGCGAGCGTGCTCGTGGACTTGATGCGCCCGAGCGCGCCGCCGCCGTTGCCGTGCACCAGCGAGCTGATGTCGTTCTTGGCCTGGCGCATCAGGCCCTTGCTGTCCCGAGCCATCGGGTCGAGCAGCAGGCCCTTATTGCCGGTGTACTTGTACCGGCGGTAGAGGTCGCCGGCGATCGAGAACATGCCGTAGTACGGCACGGTCTGGACCTGGAACTCCTCGGCGGTGGACGCCGTCTTGTTCGCCTTCGCCTGCGCGAAGTTGCCGAGGCCCTGCGGCGGCGAGGTGCCGACGCTGACGTAGCGGATCTTCTCGCCGAAGGACGTGTCCTTCTTGAAGATGCCGAGAAGGGGAGAGCCCTTGTAGATTTGTTCGACGATCGACGACGCGGGCCAGAGGCTCCGAATCATCTTGTAGGTGGACATCGTGGCAGCAGCCATCGCGAAACCTCACGTGTTGGGAGGTCCGCGCCGCTCGTCGCGACGTCGTGGAAGGCGCGTCAGCGCATGGACTTCAGCCGCGCCAGGCGCTCGTCGAACGAGAGCCCAGCGAAACCGTCGTCATCCACGATCGTCGCGCGTTCGCGCGCGGACGAGTTGGAAACGGTTTTCGGCTGGACTGCGCCGCGTGACGTGGTGGGTTTGCTGACTGGTGCTTGACTGGTGCCGATGCCGTAGAGGGCCGCATACGTCTGCGCGGCCTTTCGCCCTTCGCCGTCGAGCAGCTCTTCCACTGCATCGAGCAGCGCCTGCGGGCCCATGCCGGGCACGCTGGCGGCGGCGATCTCCGCCATCATCAGGAACTCGTGCTCGTCCGTCGCGAGCAGCTTCGCCGCGAGCGGCGAACGCTCCGCGTTCTCGCGAACCATGCCGAGGAATTGCTGCGTCTGCTGGCGCTCCTGCGCCTCGGCGAGCGCACGCGCCTGCCGGTCCTCGGCCTCGGCTGCGCGCCGCTCGGCGGCAGCGAGGCGAGCCTCCAGCGCCGCCAGCTTCGGGTCGAGCTGCTGCTGCGTCGCCTTGATGGCAGCAGCCTCGGCCACCCGCTCGGGGTGCTCCATCGACGTGCGGATCCACTCCGCGACGCGCTCGGGACGGATGTTGCGCCGCTCGGCGAGCGCCACCCACGCCGCTTCGTCGATGGCGTCGGGGTCGAGCATCTTCGACGCCCGAGTCTCGGCCTCCTCGGCGCGGCGCTTGTACTCGGCGAGCTCGCGCGCGATGCGGTCCTGCTCGGCCCTGCCGGCCTTCGCGTCGACCTGCGCCCGCGTCTCGGCCTTGAGCTGTTCGAGGCGCGCTCGGCGCTCCTCGGCGCGCTTGGCTGCTGCCGGGTCTGCCGGGTCTGCCGGCGCAGTCTTCGGTGTCTCCGCAGGGGGGGATACGGCGTCCGAAGGTGCGTCAGCAGACCCCGAAGGCCCGGCGGCCTCCTCGCGCATGGCCTCGCTCTTGAGCGCCTCGAAGCGCTGCTCGAACGTACTCGCGGCCTGCGTGCCCGACTCGGCGGGCGTTGGCGCGCTCGGCGCCGTGTTGGTGGCTTCCATCGTCATGCGGCGATCCCCTGCGGAATGCCCAGGTCAGGCAGCGGAGGCGGCACCGGGGCCGCCCCCATGGGCGCTGCAATCCCTCCAACCGGCATGGGCGGGGCCGGCGGCGGCGTCATCGTCTTGAGCAGCTCGCCAGCGTCCTTGAGCCAGCGGCGCAACATCTCCTGGTTGAACTCGGGCATGCCGTCGAGCGCGCCGCGATTGAGCCGCTGCTGGCAGCGCTTGAGCGCCCATCCGGGCTTGCCGGGCTGCGTCGGGTCCTCGAGCTGCTGGTACGCGCTCGGGGGCACGTAGGCGGCCTCGCCCTCGTCCTCCTCGGCGTCGGACATCTTCTCCAGGATTTCGTCGACCAGCAACTGGTCCGCCGTCTCCAGGTCGAGTTCGGCCTGGAGGTCGGGCGCGTCGAGGTGACGAAGGAACGCGGCACGGTCCAAGAGGCCCGTGTTCCACATGTCTTTCAGCTTCTCGAGGCGCGCCGACAACTGCTGCGGGAGCAGCGACGTGGGCATCACGCGGATCTCGACGCCGTCCACGTAGACGTCGTTCCAGTTGAGGTCGAGCAGCCCGCCCTTCATGGGCACGCTGACCGCGAGGTCGCCGAAGTCGTTGGCGATCTGCTTCGCGCAGTCGATGAGCAGCCGCGCGACCTGGAGGTTCCAGGTCTCATACGCGCGCCCGAACGTCATGAACCGCTCGGTCTCGATGTCGTCGAGCGTCTGGAGCGCAATGGCCGCCGTGATGCCGCCCGGCTTCTGCGACTGCACCGACATCTGAGACAGGCCCGTCTCGTTGAGCGCGTCCTGCGTCAGCTCGCGCGGGCGCTGGCGCAGGTGCTCGTTCACCATCTCCATGTCGAAGACGATGGGCGGCTGCCCGCCCGCCTTCGCGTGCATGATGTGCAGGCCGTTGCGGAACTCCTGATCGTGGATGCCCGAGCCGTCAAAGGCGATGATGCCCTTGCCGC